CTAATAATATTGTATGATTCTTATGCCAATAGTTACCATTTTCAAATATTCCATTGGTGCAATTACTTAAATCTCCTTTAATATACACTGTAGCTTTCCAAGCTACAGTTCCATTAGGAAGATTTACATTACCTAAAATCGTTTTATTATTACTATTTAAGTTAGCTCCAGTAATATCAATGCTTATGCTTTTACCTATTGGAGCAAGATTATTTATATCTACAAGATTACTCCAATCTGACCTTTGAACTTCAATGTATTCAGATTCAATTAGATTAAAGGTATTTCTAAATTCTGTTATCCTATACCCATCTGGAATTGTAGGAATCAATGTAAAGGGAATTGTTGTAGCATTAAAATGCCCATACCCTTTGGTTACTGCATGTGCTATTTTCCACGCTGCATCCTTTTGACTATAGTCTATATTTTCTCCGTCAGCCTCTATATGTTCTATTCTCTCCTCATTATAAGGAACTCCTTCGAGAATACTTGTGCTATCCCAAGTGAATCCTAAAGTACCCCATAGACTTTCAACAGTCAAACCATAGATAACCTGAGATAAGGAGGTTATATATCCTACAATATCTTCTACATTTGAATCAATTTGTTCTAACTTATTTGTAAACTCATCAAATGTATTACATACAACTAAGTTTCTTGTATCAATATGTTTTTTTCTACTCATAATCAATCAGGATAAACAGGTGTATAACTATCATCTTTAGTAACTGTACAACTGATACGCTGAGTAATGAAGTAATCATATACAGGACCAGAAGATACATCTCCAGGAGAAGTTGGGTCTATTCCATTGACTTTCTTCCAAGTACTATCAAGTATCTGAACACTGCCACTTTTAATCATCAGCAATGTACTTTTAAGAGTATCTACATCTAAACTAGTACAGCCTAGTACATTAAGATTAGCATCAAATCCTTCAGTTGTATTAGTAGCAATTTTAAGATATACAAGAGAAGTACAATCTTGAAAATCCTGAGAAGCATAGCCAGGAGATATACCTCTAAAACTTAAATTCTCAAAATTTACTTCAGTAAGATTCTTTAGTCCTTGAAAATTTATATAAGCGTGTACATATTGAGGTCCTACATGTTTAAAATAAACATGAGGAGTTTTAATTAAATTAGTACAGTTACTAAAATCAAAACTCATATTGTCAAAATCACCATCGTTGTCTGAATAGTAAAGACTTATATTGCTTAAGTCAGTCAATTCAGAGCACCCTTGAAATGGATTTAATCTAGAACCTGCACCACTATATTTATCAGTAGCATTTCTCATTCTTTCACTATCTATATAGATATTTTGAGCAGGTAAAGTACCAACAAACTTACTATTAGCCATATCAAAATACCTATAGGTAGTATCACTCTGATTCTGTATCACATAAGGAAATGTTCTGTTAGCAGCAGACACATTTTCTCCAAACTTAATACCACAAAATTCTACTCTGTCGAGACCTTGAATATTTCTAAAAACATAACTATCATTTATTGTACAATCATTAAATTGTCCATAACCTTGTTCTCTAGGAGAAACTATACTACCATTAAGAAAATTATAACTTATAGAAGCATTGAATACACAGCCTTGATAGATATAAGTATCATCACAAGCATTATTAGGTACTTGCTGAACTGGAATATTCTCAATAAAAGTATTGTTAGCAAAAGCTGATTTTAAACTGGTAATGTAAGATTCTTTACTATTAAAATTTACATGAATCTTTTCAAAGCCATTGTTATAGATTGCACGAGAAAGATAATTAGGATAATTACCTTTATTTCTATTAATATTAGAAAATCCTTCTGATAGATTTACTTTATTATTAAAATTTAATAATATGTTCAAAATAGTATTTTGTATAATACCTGCTTTTCTTTCACCATATTCACTGGGGCCAATCCATTCAGCAAAATGGCTTAAATCAATAGTTTCATTAGATATTACACTAGAATCAGTCAAATCCAGTTGAATGGTAGCTATCTTATCATCACCAGATTCTGTATATCCAGTAATAGATGCTCCAGCTAAAAACCCACTGAAACTTTTGATGCTATTTAATGTATCACCTATAAATATATCATTGAGATTTATAGTGGCTCTAGGAATAATAGTAAGTTTGAAGCAATCTGTAAGCTCTTCAAGACTTTCCATCTTAAATTTAAGATTATCTGTCAATACTCCATAGGAGTAAAACTTATCAACATTCTTAATATTAGGAATGTTAATAGGCAAAGTATTATCAGTTCCTTCTCCTACATATACCTTATTATTATAAAATAGCATATCAGCTTCTACAAGCTTATCAAGAGTACCCTCATATCCAAAATAATGATTAAGCAATGTATCTTCATCATGGGCATCTACAAGATGACATTCAAGTATCTGATTTGAGTTTCTCTTTGGATATGTAGTATCATCATTAGTACCCCTCTTGAATGCCCTGTTAGCTGCTACAAGGTTCTCAGTATTAAATCCTTCTACCTTTGTTACATTATACTGGCTAAAAAGAAAGTCATTAATATGCTGAAGTCTATGACCATCTATGATATGAGGAACAGTCTGGATATTCTTAATCTTATAAAGGTTACCACCTGTAAGAGTTTCTGTAATAGGCTCTTCAGTTTCAGGATCAGTGCCAATTACTCTTTCATAGTTATGCCATTCCCAACCTGAATAGCCCCATACAATCTCCAAAAAGAAGGTTTTCCTAATGTTCCCATTTGTGTAATCATCTTCATTGAATGTACCAATATAGGCACCATCTGCATAATAGGTAACATCTCCTTCTATTACAAAGTCATTGATATCATCAAATTTATAGTCAGGAGAAGTATTCTTATGATACATATTTGAAAGCCTTCTTGAGACTCTATAGCTGTCAGGTCTCTCTTGAGGATAGGCTACATCTGACCAGTTTACCTCCTCAAAATTTGGATATGCAGCATTAAACTCTGCTTCTGTATCAAAGAGAGATATATATTTATGCTTAATTTCTGGTTTTTCTATTTGTATAGCCATATCTTAGGATATATCAATTACCATTAATTTGATTCTGTAACTCAGTAATAGCCAGTTCATGTCTTGCAAGAGAATTGGCAATTACTCTTTCTTGATCCCAAAGTGCCTGCTGGATATCTGCAAAATATTCAGCTATTAATGTACCTACGATATCTTCAATAGAATCTTTTAGCCATTCCTTAAATTCATCACTATCTAGATATTGCTCAACAGCTTCTTTAAGTAGGTCAACAAGTTGCTCTTGGATAACTTCCGTTACAAGTTGTTCCAACCAATCAGGATCAATTTTATCATTAAAGATGCACGTTAGTACTTTTTTGATAAAATCTTTAAAGGAAGGGTATTGGTTGATATTAACCAACATGTTTTCCAATGCCTGTTTTACACCTGCAACGAGAAGTTCAAAATCCAGCACTTCCCAATATTCACTATCTATCCATCTTTCATAGACTGAAGCATCAAGGTCGGTTCCAATAAATCTTTCAGTTATCTTCTTACCTTCCTTGTTTGTATAGCTCAACCATAGGTTATTTCTTCTAAGCTGCGGTGGAACCTGTGCCCTGGTCAGTTCCTGGGTATTGGTCCAAGAAGCATTGAAGTGGTTGTAATGATGGAAGATATAGGCTACTGACTTCTCACTTACACTATTCAGAATACTCTGAAGATTGATCTGGGGATTGAACTTTTTGTATTCATCACCCACCTTTTCATATAATTGCTTAACTTTCAATTCACTCATACCAGTTTAGTTTAAAATGTTATTCCTCAGAGTCTAAAGCAGCCACTGCAATGGCAGTAGTTGCACTGTAACCACTATAATCTGCCGTAATAATAACATCACCAGCAGCAATACCTGTAATCAATCCATCAGTAACTGTTGCAATGGATGTATCAGCACTAGTCCATGTAACATCCTCAGAAAGACTTCTTTCACCACCAACATTGTCAATTAGTACTGCAGTAAGCTGTATGGTTTCTCCTACATTGACTGCAATGTTTCCATCAATGCGAAGTGCATAGTCAACTACCATAGGATCTGGGCTTTGAGTAAACTCAACCTGATGATATTTACCGTCACATGGAATAAATAATCCACTTACCGTACTTTGACTACCAGTAGGTGTGATTGTATTGTAATAAGGATTGGCAAGACTATTGTATACATACTTCTTACCTTTATCCACTTGAATTAGAATACTTGTCAAATCACCTTCAGAGCCAGTATCTGTAAGATTTAAGATACAGCTGCCATTTTCAAGGCTCTTTGCTGCATCAATACTTACTCCGTTTACCTTTCTCTCAAACCATGTACCTGAGATAAAGTCAAATTCAAGACTACTAAGTTCTGTTGATTGAAAAGTAGATGCGTGGCCTTCATTTACATAAGGGGGCTCTGGATAGTTTACAGAAAGATTAAATGTAGATTCTGGAAGGGTAGTACTTACCTTGAACTTGGTATAAGCCCTTCCTGCAGGACCTGTATTGCCATCACAATCATCTGTACAATCATCCTGGTCAGTGCCACAGATAAATGACTTGAATGTATTCTTCTGTTCAGGAGTCAGTGAAATCCCTTCCTCACCAATCAGATAGATAATATCATCAAAAGCCTTCTGATAAAGGTTTACATCCAGTTTATACCATCCGTCAGCTCTGCCTTCATAGATGGCAGCATCTTTAATACTCTCACCCACAATGGCATAACATCCTTCATAGGTTCCTACATATACCTTCAATAAGTCATCCAGTGTATCATACCATCCGATAAACTTGTTGAAGGTGTTGTATATGCTTCTCCAGCAGTTTACATTTTCCCAATCATGGTTATTATCACTATTGAATTGCCACAATTCCCAGTGTGAGCCTTCATTCATAGAGAAGAAAGAGAGAAGTGCACCTGGCTTTCTTGATACCTCAGCTACGGTAGGTAAAACCTGCTCAAGAGTATAAGGAACAAGCTGTCCTGAAACATTCCTGTCTGTAATAATAATTATGTTATCATCAGAGTATCCGCTTACATTCATTGGTTGCCAGTAGTCTCTGTTTGTGATTTCCACTCCAACAGGAACACATTTCTTTGAGATATACGCAACAAGGGTATCCTCATCATACACAAGACAAAGCGGATCATAGGCTTTAAACCTATCATGTGCACCCTCAGTAGTCATGACAACCTTTCCAAGATTCCTCTTGAACTGCTCAAGCATGACTCCAGTAGGGGTTTTATATGTATTGCATCCAGTTTCCATTTATCCGTTATAGTTTAAATCATTATCTTCAATTACAAAAGTACCCTTCTTGTTCTTAGCATCCAGATACTCCTCATAAAGCTGACCTGTCTCAAGGTCTACATAGAACTTAGTCTCGTTATCACAACCAACAAGTGCCCTCAGCTTACCATCCTCAGAGATAGGCAGGGGAACCATAGTATCAAATTCTGCACACCTTGAATCCCTGTATACAACCTTCAACTGCGCTTTGATATATTTAATCAGGGTATCAGCCAGTTTATCCTGACCAAGCTGGTGTGCAGCAATGGCAGAGGCAAACATATGCCAGCAGTTGATGATATTCTTGTTGGTATTCTTACAAGATGCCTGACAATCAGCAAGCATTTGTTCCCCAAAATCTGCAATGGCTACCAGCAATTTCTGATAGATACATGCCCACTCAGCAGGAATGGTCATATAGACGAGTTCAGGCTGGATTTCTTCCAGGCATTGCTCCTTATCACATCCTGTCTTTGTGTAAACTTTATTGTAAATAGTCTCAGCCATTATTCTGTACTTAATTTTATATACAAGTTATATAACGCATTGTGCATCTTATCATTAATGTAGGTAGAGAAGGGAAGAGCCTCCATCACTATTCCAGCAAGAGCCTGCCTTACCCAGAAACAATCACTGCCTACATGACCAACCTTAGATCTATTAGCAGCTATCTCATAGTTCTTGATAAGCCTGTTTTGTATATTCTTTTCAAGAACTGTCACATCATACAATCCGTTATACATTATTTAGTTGTTTTAGTTTTGTTAATCTGTTTCTCCTTCAGCCTTGCGTCATCAGCCTGTTTCTTTTTTTCAAGGGCAAGTTTTTCATTAAACTGTCTTGCAGTCTCAGCCATTTTCTCCCTCTCAATATCATTAGCTTCTGCATTATCATGGTTCATCATAGCAAACCGTTGAGCTTCAGCCTCTGAGTTAATCTGAGCAACAAGAATCTTGGTTTCGTTGTCTTCTTGATGCATCTGATAATCCATCTGAATCTTAGCTTGCTCAGTTTGAGCCTGTTGCTGCATTTGCTGTTGCTGTAATTGCATCTGTTGCTGTTGCTGCTGCTCTTGTTGCTCCCTGACTCTCTTTTCATTTGCCTCAACCATTCTCTGCTTTTCTGCAGTTGAGCTTGTAGTATAGAGCTTCATGATAGTAGAGAAGTCGAGCAACTGGTTCTGAAGGGCTGCCTGTGCAAGCATATCCAGTTTCTGGTTAAGTTCCTGAGTACCTTGTGAGTTATCCACTACAAGACCATAGTCACATTCAGCAAATTCATCGCCATCAATCTCCATGATCTTTGAAGAACCATCTGAAAGAATGTAGTCAAACTTCTTCTTTCTTCCCCTCAAGGCAATCTTTGCAGTTTCCAGGAAACATTCCAATGCCCTTTTCTTGACAGAATCATGGATGAAGAACAGCCACTTGGTAATATGGGAAGACTGCAGGGTTGCACGTTCAACACCACCTACTGTCTCCCTATTGGAAATCTGACCTTCCCTCTGTCTTGAGATGCCAGACATTTCACCAATCTTGGTAGATATCCACTCAAGAAGGTTGATGTATTGCTGGATTTCATTGCCAAGGGATGCATCAATTACACCATTGGAAGCATTGTTCAGTCCACCAGCCAACATACCTGTTGCCCTGCCCACATCACCTTCCTTGAAGGAGTCTTCTGCTGCAATGCTATTGACTTTGATATAATACATCCATTTGTCCACATCCCAGCCTTTAGGAACCTTTGCAAAGTCCATCCTTACAATCTTACCTAAATTCTTTGCAAGGGTCTTGTTCAGCCTATCATGAATCACATCATACAGGTATGCATAAGGCTTCATGATATCCACAAGGCTGTATGGCTGGTCACCATTGATATTATAGATAGAACCTATGATACCAAAGTGGCATCTTGATGGATTGCTAAGCCTATTATATTGTACAACCCTCGGCCTCATGTTTACATAGATGTCAGGACCAATCTTTGTACCTTCCCATGCTTCATTTATCCAGAATACCTGTTCCTCTTCACCCTTTTCAGGATCACAGTTATAGGTCTCAGGATAGAAGTTAAACTGCTCCTCACCAGTCTCTGGATCATAGCTCTTGACCTTTTTGATTTTCCTTCTTGACTTCCAGTATACCCTGAGTACCCTGACATTACCATTAAGGTCATAAGGTAGGAGAGTAGTGTCCACTTGATTATCAAAGAGATGAAATGGATTGATTAATGTATCACCAGCTGTCCAGTCAAGACTCAGGTCAGGAACAAAACCAAACCTTGGGTCAATGTTATCCATGGAATCAGCATAGGTACTTCCCATGTTGTCTGGAGCATTCTCTATAGTTTCAATATCCTTTTTAGTCAGCTGGTCCCAGAAGGTGTCAATTACCTTGCCTGGAGACCAATAGTCCTCAAGGACAATCATGTCAGCATCCTCAATCTTGTTGGAGTAGCCTGAACGGATAACCCTCATCTTCATGGGGTCTATCTTCTCCATTACAGGTTCACCACCCACAATATCGCATTGATAAGCTTCCTCACCTACAGTATATGCATCCACAAAACCCTTGTTGAAGAGTTGTGGAATATCCTGTTCTTTCATGTAGTGTCTCAGAAGCATATTACCCCTGATTTCCCTCTTGTCCTGATATTCATATTGAAAGTAATCAGAGAGTTTTTCCAGTTCCTGATTAAACTCATCTTCTGATTGGGATGTATCAGCGATTAACTCCTGAAGCCTTTGGTTTACCTGATTATTCTTTTCTTCTTCAATTTCTGAGATAGCATTAGGGTTTGTGACTACAACCCTAAAGTCAAATAGCCTTTCACTTTCCTCACCTCGGAGGACTCCAAGTTTTGAATTGATGATTGAATAATGCTGTATGGCATCAGGAATAAAGGAAGCATCAAGGTCATAAGGATTTAGCAGCATCTTGAGATCTGCCATGTGCAGCTTACCGTTCAGCAAGTCATAGTTTATCTTCATGGCAAAGACAGATTTCCTTGTCAGATGATAGTGCAGGAGGCTGTGGTCATCACCAAAATCACAGCATTTTTTTCTCCAGGCTTTGTTTTTTCTGCTGAATGATAACTGCTGAGGAGGAAAACCTCCTATTGCATTATATGCCATATAATTCCTTTATATCTAATTACTTGCGAAGATAAAAAGGAAAGTAATTTTTGTGAAAACCTTAAAGAATGTGCTTATCTTATCTAAATTTACTGATAAGAAAAATAAGGAAAGTGGGCATATCCTCGCATGGAATATACCCACCTCAACTTATGACGTGAAAAAATAATAAAAAACACGTCATTATCCCCAGGGAGGGGACTCAAAAACCACCATAAAATGAACACTCTTACGAGTATTACAAATGTAATGACGTGTATTTAATATGTCAAGTACCTAAAGAAATCACTTAGACAAAAGGGTTGTGAAGTACCATCAAATTAATTTACAGGATTCTGCCTGCCAAATATACCAAGTCCAATGTTATCTGGGGTAGGTACTCTTCCCCTGAGTCCTTCATCAGCTGGTTCTCCTGAAGCAGTAACAATTACTTCTGGAAGATACCCACCATAGTAATCATCTTTACTCCAATAATCAGCAGGACTTTGTGGATTGTTATAATAGTTATCAAGGTAAAGTCTGTCATACAGTTCAACAGGCTTGCCTATACCAAGACTTTCATCATGCTTGGCACCATAACCTCTGAAAGGTGAGACATCCCATTTATCATAGTAGGAGATATAATCACCCTTATCATCCCTTCCCTTGGTCAGGGTAAATGTTCCCATTGTGTCATTATAACCTTGTGTCTGCCTTCTCTTATCTGGAGAGGTAAGAAATTGATCTATCTCCCAGTTACTTATCTCTGGAAAAGCCAGGGAATAATATTTTGCATCTTTATCCTTACCTTCTGAAGGTGTATATTTGCTTTCCTGAACATAGTCACTGATGTGAGGATATAAGGGGTATTGAATTAATCTGTCATCAGGAAAATCCTTGTACATTGACCTAAAATCTTCATCATTCAACCCAAGATACTTTGCCCACAGAGCTTCAAGGTTTGGTGAATCAGGTCTTCTTTCCCTCTTGTCAAGAACTGCATCAAATAATCTTGGTACAGCATTTTCATAGCCTCTTGGAACTACATTGTAATACAGCCTTTCCCTTATGTTATCAGCAAGTGATTTATCTTTTTCTTCAGGTCCTCCTTCAGCAAACTCATTGTATTTTGACCTAATGTCTTTTAAGGAAGTAATACCATTCTGAATAGCTACTTTCATCATTTCAGATTTCTCTGCAATAGACAAATCATCCCATAACTTACGCTTTTCAATCTGGCCACCTTCACTCTTGAGTGCAGGCATACCATCATTGTAGGTATCGGAAGTTACTTTTGAGGGTACATAATTCTGTGGTGCTTTCCAAGGGAAACCATCATTATATCTGAATGCAGGTATTTCAATATCCGAGGTAGCAGAAACATTCTGCTTTTTGCTATTATTTTGTTTTTGCCAATTTTCTATAAATTCGTTGGTATGTTTATCTCTATCTTTCTTATTAAATTTTCTAAAATATCTATTAACTTCATTCGAATAATCCATATCTGAACCATTCATGAGTGTTTCCATTAATTTCTTATCTTCAAATAAAGTATCTGAAACCCTCTTAGAACCAAGATTGTAAATAGCACTCATGGTAATAGCTTTCTTCATTTCAGATGGCGTATTCTTAGATTTTGTCACTTTCTGAGCATGGGCCAATCTGCGATAATATGCCTGTTCAGCATCTTCCATAAGATGATGCCTTGCATTTCTCTCCTCATCAATGGTTAAGTATTCCCTACCTTGCTTATCTTTGTGAAACTTTAACTCACCAGTTTTAGCATATTCATTTTCATTCCTGTCAACACCCATACCAAAATTAGCAGGATCATAGACACCAGGTTTATATCTTTTATCATACTTTGGACTATACCATACATTATTGATGAATCCAATGCTATCTGGATTTTCAACATGATTAATTAATAACCCAGTAAGGGTATTATCGTAATTCTTTACTTTATTTTTTAAAGGTATAGGCATTGTATTATTTAATTAAGCATTAATACGAATAACATTTTTCTCTATTCTTTATACACCACTGTATTGATTCCCAGACATCATCAGACCAACTATAATGTTCTACAGTACTATGTTGTCTGTTTGATGCTGCATACACTATTCCATTTTCCCTTGTTACCCACCATAAGATAGTATCAAGTCTTTGGTCATCTTCATCATATCGGACTTCATAAAACATTGTTTTCAGCATTACACCTGAATCACTGCAATATAAATACTTGTCTTTATAAAGTGGTGATACCTCCTTAACAAATATTGCTGTTGAATCCAAGCCTAGAGTATCCCTGAGTCCTTCCCAGTCATACTCTTGAGGCTCTGCTGACTTTTGACATGAGCAGCTTATCAAAATGAATAATCCGATAAAGTAAAGTAGTTTC